TGGCGCAACACCAAATGGAATTTAGTCGATGAGGGTGGTCTTGGCTGGCACCACCACATCCACGAAGCCAACGCAGTCCGTGACTTGATGGAGCGTGGCTGGAATGGCAGCGGCGCCCTTGAGCAGATCCCTGAGCAACACCAGCAGCGGTTGATGCATCTATGAAGCACTACGGCATCGCAGGGGCAGGACTGACTGGCAGTGTCATCGCTCGCGAGCTTGCAGAGCGTGGTCATCGCGTCACGGTCTACGACGAGCGCAGCCACGTGGCCGGCAACTGCCACACCGAGCGCAGGCACGGCATCATGGTCCACGCCTACGGCCCGCATATCTTCCACACGGACAACGAGCAGGTTTGGCAGTACGTCAACCGCTTTGCCACGATGCGCGACGTGAGGCTTAAGGTCATAGCGAGGGTGCAGGATAGGCACTATTCGTTCCCTGTCAACCTAATGACGCTCTGCCAAGTCTACAACCACGCGCTGACGCCGAAAGAGGCAAGACGACTGCTCGACACCGAGAGGCGCGACATCGAACCGCAAAACTTTGAGGAAGCAGCCGAGGCCACAATTGGCAGGACGCTCTACAACATGTTCTTCAAGGGATACACGCAGAAGCAGTGGGGGCGTGATCCGCGCACGCTGCCTGTCTCCGTTTTTAAGCGCCTGCCAGTGCGTCTAAGCCACGATGACAATTACTTCTACCACAAGTACCAAGGCATCCCCGAAGATGGCTATACGGCGATGGTAGAGCGCATCCTTGACCATCCCAATATTAACTTGCACCTGTCTGCGTCATTTGACAGGTTGAGGCAGTACGATCACATTGTGTGGACTGGCACGATTGACAGCTTCTTTAGCTACGAATACGGAGAGTTGGCATATCGGACGCTGACGTTTAGGCATGAGGTCAACGAGGGCGATGCGCAGGGATGCCACACAATCAACTACCCCGACATTGACACGCCGTACACCAGGAGCGTCGAGCATAAGCACTTCACGCCGTGGGAGAATCACGACAGTACAATCGTGACCTTTGAGTACAGCAGGGAGTGGGAAAGGGGCGACATACCCTACTACCCGGTCAGATTAGCCGAAGATCAGGCGGTGTTGAATAAATACTTGGCGATAGCGGAGCGTCTGCCATCGGTGACCTTCGCCGGAAGGCTTGGCACCTATCGGTACATGGATATGGACGTCACAATCGCGGAGGCTCTTAAAACGGCACAGCAGCTATGAACACACCACTGACCAATTTGACTATCAGCCAATTCCAGCGCATCTATGCTATCATGATGGAGGATGTGCTGAGTGAGACGGACAAGCAGCTCGGCGTTGTCGCAATCGTCGATGACATCCCAATAGATCAAGCCCGGCAGATGACAGTACTGACACTTGCCGCCAAGTATCGGTCAATTAACGACGCCTGGAATAAGTTGCCTGACATGAAGTGGCACCGGCGCTTTCGTTGTGGTGGCAAATGGTGGTACCCCACGCTCTTCACTGATGAGCTGACCGCGGGGCAGATGATTGACTTGATGGCTATTGGCGCTACCGATGAGCCCACGATTGTGCAGAACCTGCACAGGATCATGGCGACGCTCTGTCGTGAGGGCGGCTGGGTTACACATTGGCGCAAGGAGTACGATGGGAGCAAGCACCAGGAGCGTGCCGATTTATTCCTCGAAGAGGCCACAATCGGTGATGTTTGGGGCGCTGCCGCTTTTTTTTTGACCACTGGCGAGCGCTTCTTTCAAGCTACCCTCGGCTCTTTGATAGAGTCGATGACGACGCAGGACCTGCCACCAACATCCTCGCCCAATACGGCTGGCTGATGGTCGTCTGGAGGATGAGTAATCACGACGTCCTCAAGTTTGACCAGATCTTCCGCATGAAGGCGCGGGAGTTCCTCAACTATACGCAGATGCTCCAGGACATCATGGCTGAGGAGCAGATGAGAGCCAGGCGCAAGTAAAAAATACACTTTTGCGGGCAAGGTATATTTTAGCATATGCAGTTTGATGTTTTCGCCGGAACACCCGGTAAGATGAAGCCGATCCAGCAGGCGCAAATAAAAGCCATAGGAGCAACGCTATTGCCGCCTGAGGGTGTTTTACCTCCAGGCTATGAAATGGTCAAGGAGTGGCTCGAAAACGTCAAAGACGAAGCAATTCAGCGGCTAAGGCAAGCCAAAGCCATTGCCAGCAATCAACTGGCATCAAGTATCAACGTTAGGCCGCTGGAGTTGACGGATGATGCGTTCACCGTTGTCTTGGAGGCGGATGGTTACTGGAAGTTCGTCGACTTAGGAGTGAAAGGGGCGGATAGTGCATTGCGTGCGCCCAATTCGCCATATAGCTACAAGAAAGGCGGGAAGAGGCCACCGATGAGGCCACTGCAGGAGTGGATTGCATTCAAGGGGATTAAGATGGCGGGAGCGCCAGGAAGGGAGAGGGCTGCCAACAATCGCACGCTATCCTTTCTGATTTCCAGGGCGATACACAGTCGGGGATTAAGAGCGACGCGCTTCATGTCGGACACATTGACGGAGCCAGCGGTCAACACTTTGATCACTGAGATCAGCGGACTAATAGACAAGCAAATAAGCCTACAAAAACCAGTATGAACGTAACAGGCAACACAGGATGGACGCCGGCATACAACAAGATGCTCTATGTTGTGGACGGCACAAATCAGAATCAACCCAACTACCGCTACGTCTGCGATGTGGAGACAACGGCGGGCACACGATTGGCACGGCTTAAGAGCGACAAGCTGCCCGACACACAATTCGGATTCTTTGATGTCAGCAAGGTGGTGGAGACGCTTATTGCACCGCAGGCGCCATCACTCAGCGAGACTGGTATTGTCAACCACGACGGCTTCACAAGCGGATACAGGCTGCAGTTTTACGAAGAGTACGGCACGACACCGGTTGTCATCACTGGATCGCCAACCGTGGTATCAGGGGTAGGTACCTTTGCGGGCAACCTTGAGCAGCTTGATTTGGCAGGCTATGATAGCGACACATACTTTCCGCCGACAAATATTTTGCAGATTGATAACCACGGATTAACAAGTCGCATAAGTGCATCGCCCAGCACGGCGTTGAGTGATAGCTATGGCTGGAGCTGCTTCGGCCAGGGCGTCAGCGGCAACACCATCATTGACAATATTGAAGTGCGTTATTCTACCGGGCGCACATTCCTGCTTGCGGTGCCATCGGGCAGCACAAATGCCATCCGTGTTGCCAGTGGTCCAGCACAGCTCAAGGCGCTGACATCGGGGCAGACAAGTGACGGCCTACCAGGATCGACGGACTTCCCAGGGGCCGGTGGCAGTGTCTCTATCCTCAGCTATAACTATGCGCTTGGCGACTATGGATTTGCGTTTCAGTACAACATAGCTCAGTGCGCACAGTTCAACACGATTCCTGTGCATTACATCAACCAATACGGAGGTATTGACACCTACCTCTTTACGATGAAGAACAGGCGCAAGGCATCGGTTAGCAGGCAGATCTACGGCGCCAACTCCGATGTCTACGGCACGCTGACCTACGATAAGCAGTGGGCAGGGGAGTTCACCTACACCTACAACCTAAACAGCGACTGGCTGACGGACCTGGAGAGTGAGCTGCTTATGGAGATGATCCGCTCTGCTCAGGTGTGGCTGCAGATTGACGGTGCATTGGTCGAAGGCATCGTCAACACCAACAGCTATCAATTCTACACCAGGCGCAACGACAGGCTACAGCAGCTTCAGGTGGAAATATCGGTAGCCTATCGCAACAGCATCCTATGAGCGTCACGTTGATTGCATACCCGCTGAATGACAGCGACGTTGAAGTGCCCTACATCTTGGACACCATGGGCGAGATTGACGTGGCCATGACGTACACGATCACGGACATCCAGGACATCACCAAGCGCAGGGGCTCATTCAGCAAAACTGTTGTGCTGCCATCGACGGCAACCAATGACCAGTGCTTTGGATTCGCCTACAACATCCAGTCTTTTGTTGGTGGCTTCACCCCGAATAAGAAGATCCGTGCGGCATTGTGGGATGACGGCGTGCAGATCTTCAGCGGCGTCCTTCAGCTGATGTCGATGAGCAAGACACGCGGTGAGGTCACCTATGAAATCGGTTTGTTTGGCGAGGATGTCTCGCTCTTCCAGGCTACGGAGGCTATCCTGCTCGCCCAGACGGCAGGGGTGAGTGGCATGAACCACACGCCAACGGCGGCATTGGTGAGCAGCACCTGGGGCGCGGCATTGGGTAGTGGTTACGTCTATGGCATGGTTGACAGTGCCGGCTATTCTGACGTGCGAAGCAGCGCCCGGTTGACGTTAGGATACTACGAGTTGTCGCCAAGCATCTACATCAAGCAGATGATTGATTTGATCTTTACGCAGGCAGGTTATCGATACCAGTCGACGTTCTTCAACTCCGACGCCTTCAAGCGCCTCGTTATGCCATACGCCGCGGGGACTTTGGCTGTCAACCTCAGCGGGAGCACTGTCTATGCTCAGGCTACCGGCAGCGTGACAGGATCGCAGACCGTAACCGTCAAGGTCAATTTCAGCAAGGACAACGTCTCGCCTTTCTTTGACAACGGCGGATATTGGGTGGCATCGGCAAGCACGTTGGTGCCGCCTACCATTCGCACCAGATGGAACTGCTTTGCTCAGATCCGCATCAGCACGGCAACCCTCAGCGTTGAGGGGACAGCAGGTGGTGACTTCCAAATCTATGACACCATCGCCAGCAGTGTCGTTGCTTCTCAATTTGCAGAGCTGACCAGTAGCACGTACCCGATTACAGTTGGGCTGCAATTTGAAAACATCACAGTCAGCGGCAACACCAACCTAATCCTGCGCTATGACGAACAGGTAGGATCGCCATTCGTGCAAATCGCATCTGGTAGCACCATAACGTGGGTGGCGCTTGAAAACCCTGCATCGGTGGGGAATATCAACATGAACACGGCGCTACCTGGCGACATCAGGCAGAGCGACCTGCTCGTGGACCTGCAGAAGATGTTCAACTTACACTTCATGCCGGATCCCGATGATCCCAAGCTGATATACATTGAGCCGTGGACTACCTTCTACTCCAGCGGATCTGTGGATTGGTCTATGAAGGCTGACGAAAACGCCGAGAAGAAAATCACCAACGGAGATCCCAACGCCTACCGGCGCATCATCATGAAGTACAAAGATGCAGGCGACTACCTCAGCCGGCTATACAAGGCGAGCTATCCCTTGGCCATTGAAGGCTACGGCGGGCGCATCTTCGACACCAACAACTACTACGGCCGTGGTGACAATGTCATTGAGCTTAAGGCTGCCACTGTCATCCCTGGCGCGTTCACGAGCGAGAAGGTGATCGGGCGGACCTTTGAGATTGACGGCTCACCATCGAGCGGGACGATTAAGGCGCTGCAAAACAACTACCGCATCGCTCAGTTCACCAACATCACCGGGAGCACAACGGTTGCGCCATATCCGTGGAACTTTATCACGGCGGCGGCATCGTCGATGGTTGTCAGCTCGCTACCTTACATTGGCCACATCAACAACCCATACAACCCTACCAATGACCTGGCGTTTGGTATTCCTCGGCAAGTCTACTATGATGCACGCAACGCATCGGGATCAACGATAGCATACACGAACAACAACCTCTACAATCAATTCTGGTGGAACTTCATATTGGAGACCACGAGCAAGGAGGCTCTGCAGCTGGAGCAGAGCATGATGCTGACCACCACGGACATCGCAACCCTGGACTTCCGAAAGCCTATATTCTACGGCGGCGTGCTTTGGCGATTGCTGGAAATCCGCGACTACCTTGTTGGGCAGAAGAAGCCATGCCGGGTGACGCTTCGCAGGATCCTCAACCTCACGGATTTTGTGCCGCGCAGCGTGACATCTGCGCCGTACAATGGACCGGAGCCGCCCTATGATCCCAACAGCAACTACCCCAACGAACCTGGCACTGAACCTGACAACCCTGAATCATGAGCACGGAAAAAGACATAATCATCAAAGTCAGCGCGCAGGACGACACTGCGCCTGCGTTCAAAAGCCTTGAAGAGCAACTCAACGAGACGAAGAAGGAGCTCCTGGATCTTGCCGCCGCTGGCAAACAGAACACGAAGGAGTTCCAAGATTTGAGCGCCAAAGCGGGATCGCTGAAGCGTGACATTGAGGGCGTTGAGCAGGCCATTGACAGGTACAGCAAAGCGGGATCGGCGGGGCTTGCTGCTGTCGGCCAGGCGGCACAGCTGATGGCTGGCGGCTTCGCTATTGCGCAGGGTGCAGCGGCGTTGTTTGGTGATGAGAATGAAGACCTTCAGAAGACCATGATGAAGGTGCAGGCATCTATCGCTTTGGTCACCGGTGTTCAGCAAGTTGCTGAGCTGCTAAACCGCAACAGTGTCATCACTACCAAGGCGATGACGTTGGCGCAAAGCTTATACAGTGCAGCAGTCGGCACCAGCACAGGGGCGCTAAAGGCGTTCAGGATTGCATTGGTCTCCACCGGCATCGGTGCCTTTGTCGTAGCATTAGGATTGGCAGCAGAGGCTATGGGGCTATTCAGCAGCAAGACCGAAGATGAAGTCGAAAATCAAAAGGACATTAAGCGGGCGCTCAATGAGACCGTTGGCACTTTGGAGTTCTATGAGCGCAAGCTAAAAGCTTTTGGTACAACTGATGAGCAACTGGCGGCAATACGGATCAAAAGATACGAGCAGGAGCGTGCAAGCATCCAAAAGAACCTTGATGATGCTATTAAGGCGGAAGGCGTAAAGCAGAATACATACCAAAACGCAGCACGCCAAGAGATTGAAGTGCTAAATGTTAAGATCCGGGAAGAGCAGAACATCATCGACAAGGGCATTGCTGATCGTGAGGCGGCCGAGGCAGCGGCAAGGGCCAGGAGACTGGAGGAACGCAGGCGTGAGTTTGAGCAGCAGAAAAAAGACCATGAGGTAGGTTACATGCAGCTGATAGACGGCTTTCAAAAGTATTGGGATGAGCTAAACAAGACCAACACACTTGGTGAAATGCAGATCCGCGGCGAAAGGCGTAAAGGCGTCAAGGAGCTGATGGCGGAAAAGAAGGCGGAGGAAGATCTTGAGAATATGCGCGAGCAACGCAGAGTGGACCGGGCGAAGCAGACACTCCAGGGGATTGCGGACTTGGCGACGCTGTTTGCCGGCAAGAGCGAAAAAGCGCAGCGCAGAGCCTTTGATATTAACAAGAAGGCGTCAATGGCTACAGCAATCATTGACGGCATTGTCGCAACACAGAAGGCGTTTAAGTCAGCACCCCCTCCACTTAACTTTGTCTTAGCAGCGGCGGCGGCGGCAGCAGCATTAGCACGCGTCAAGGCTATAAGTCAGCAGCAGTTCCAAGGTGGATCGGAGGCAGGTGGCGGAGGTGGGGCAGCACCATCAACAGGATCGTCGGCAGCAGGAGGCGAGGCAGCACCACCGCCAATCTTTGGCACACCGCAAAGTACGGACCTGGGCAACCTCGCCAACAACCAAGGTCAAGGGCAGACAGGTTTGAGGGCTTACGTCGTTGAGCGTGACATCAGCGACACCTCAAGTCGTCTGCGCCGGATGTCTGAATTTGCAACATTGGGGGCATAGGTATATTTACGGACATGGAGATACCAGTCTACAAGATGACCATCGACGAGGTCGATGAGGGAGTGAGCTTCGTGGCGCTTGTTGAACACCCTGCTATCGAGCGGCCATTTCAAGCTTTCGCCAAAAAACAGCGATTCAGTGAGACCGGAGAGAAGCGGGTGCTGACAGGGCCGTTGATGTTGGCCGATACACCGATATACCGCAACGATGACACATACGGCGAGTACTACGTCGTCTTTGATGCTGACACCATCCGCAAGATTGTCCAGAAGTACTTCAAGCAGGGAAACCAGCATAACGTCAACGCTGAACATAGCACCGAGCTTGACGGCGTGTATATGTTTGAGAGCTACCTGATAGACAGGGATCGCGGCATCAACCCACCCAAGGGCTACGAGGATGCGAAGAATGGCAGCTGGTTTGGATCTTTCAAAGTCGACAACGACAAAGTCTGGGAGAATCGCGACCAGTTCACAGGATTCAGCGTTGAGGGCTTGTTCGGCATGAAGCCCACAGACAGCGCCTTGGAGATGGCCCTGGCAGGATTGGCACAAGATTTGGCGGCTTTTTTGCAACATTTGCCATCAAGGTATATTTCCCAATAAATCAACACCCATGAATCTAAAAAATGCAATCGACTTGTTGCGTGGTGAGCTGAGGAAGTTCAGCGTCCAGGCACCGCAATCTTTCGCTGACTACACACTTGAAGACGGCACTGTTGTGCGCGTTGACGGCGAGCTTGTAGAAGGCACTGAAGTCTACGTCATCGCTGATGAGACGGTAATACCAGCCCCCGATGGAACGCACACAATCCCTGACGTGGGCACAATCGTGACCGTTGGCGGCAAGATCACTGAGGTACAGGCGACACCAGCTGCAGAGCCAGTGGCGGAAGTTGAGGTAGAAGCTGAGATCACTCCGGAAGTAGCCACCGAAGTCGTTGAGGAGATCGCTGATGCCTATCCGACGATGACACCCGAAGTCGTCACTGAGATTGTCGCCAAGCACCTGCAGGCGATTATGGATGAGCTCAAGGCCGCGATGACGGAGCTGGGAGCGCAGCGCAAGAAGATGGAGGCTATGGCCTCGCACATGACTACCATGGCAGACATCGTTGAGAAGGTCAGCGACCTGCCGACAGCACCAGCGGCTCCAAGCATCCCTGGCATTGTTGAAAACAACAAGCGCAGGAAGGAAGAAAATTTCAGCGCCTTGGCTGCGACCATTCAGAACATGAAAAGAACACTTTAACCCTATAAACCCCCAACAAAAAAATGAGTTACACCTTTGGAAACTTATCAACGTATGTCGACCAGCAGCGACTGCCGTTGATCACGAAGGCCGTCTTCGGAGCGAAGACTGCCAGCCTGCTGTCAAAGCAAGTCGGCATCAAGTCGGCTGCAACCCTTAACTTGATGGACACCGATGCGCCGTTCCAAGCTGGAACGTCATGCGGATGGAATGCATCAGGAACGACGACGTTCAGCGCTCGCACGTTGACAGTTGGTGCTATCAAAGTACAAGAGGCGCTCTGCCCTCGCTCGCTTGAGCAGTACTGGATGCAGACGCAGCTGACGCAAGGCAGCAACTACACTGGCGTTCCATTTGAGCAGGCCTTTGCTGAGCAGAAGGCTGCCAAGATCGCCGCTGCTTTGGAGACTGCAATCTGGCAGGGATCGACAGCGACGTCGAACACCAACATCCAAACCAACAAGTTTGACGGCTTCAACCGCTTACTTGACCAGGCATCAGGCACTGTTGTGTCGGGTAACGTTGCCGCTGTTTCAGGAGCGATCACAGCATCGAATGTGATCGGCATCTTCCAACAGATCTACACTCGAATCCCAGTTGAGATCTTGAACCGCGAGGACTTAGTTGCCTTCTGTGGTTGGGACACTTTCCGCTTGATGATGAACGCATTCATCAACGTAGGATCGGGCACCGGTAACTTCCACTACACGGCTGAGGGCATGCAGACTGGCGAGCAGGTCTTCCCAGGCACAAACCTCAAAGTTGTTGCGGTTAACGGCCTTAACAGCACCAGCAGAATCGTCACTTCATACCTTGGCAATATGTTCTACGGTACCGATTTGCTCAGCGATGAGGAGCAGTTCAGCATCTGGCATTCTCGCGACAACGATGAAATTCGTTTCCAGGCTGCTATGAAAGCCGGCGTGCAAATCGCCTACCCTGAGTTTGTTGTTGACTGGAAATTGGCCTAACCATGAGTTGCGGACTAACCACCGGATATGCACTCGGCTGTCGTGACAGCGCGGGTGGCATTAAAGAGGTCCGCATAGCGGTCCTCAACGCAACAGGAAGTGTTGGCACTAACGGAAGTGGGACAGTAACCGGATTCACCGGTTACTCTTCCGCCTTTTATGAATATGACTTAACGAAGGCCACCTCGCAGATGACGGAGACAGTCAATGTCTCCTTAGAGAATGGCACTGTATTCTACCAGCAAGACGTGCAGTTCATCATCAACAAGCTGCAGGTTGCTGTGCGCAATGAACTACGTTTGCTCGCTCGTAACCGAGTGTTGGCAATCGTAAGAGATCAGAACGACCGCTACTGGCTTTTGGGAGCGTCGAATGGCTGTGATATGTCAGCGGGCACGGCTCAGACCGGCACTGCCTTTGGTGACAGGAGCGGCTACGACATTACGCTGACAGGCATGGAGACTGAGCCGATGTTTTTGGTCAGCGGAACCTTGCTTTCTGGCATAACAAGTGCGACGCAGATTAGCGGATCATAACGCATGAAATCGTATATTGCAGCGTAGTTGTATTGGTTGGTTGAAGGCCCTGCGAGAGATCGCGGGGCTTTTTTTTTGGGTTAACTTTGCAAAATGAAGATATGCATCGTCTACAACGCGCATCCAACAGGCTGCAGCTACTACCGCCTCGAGATGCCCAACGCCGTGGTCAGCGACAACTACCCAGAGTTTGACTTTGTCTGTGTCGAGAACATCGCCACCATCACCGATGAAGCACTGGAATCCGTGGACTTGTTTCTCTTCAACCGGACGTGGGTGCAGGGCACTATTGACCAGGTGAGGAATGTCTACAAGGCGCTCACAAGTGCCGGCGCAAAGGTTATCTTGGACATGGACGACTATTGGTATCTGGGCACCGGGCATATCATGTATAAGCAGTACCAGGACCACAAGATGAGCGAGATGATCGCAGAGACTGTGCGCCTTGCCGATCACGTCACCTGCACGACTACGCACCTGGCCGAGTACGTCAAGAAGCTGAATCCAAACATCACAATCTTACCCAACATCCCCTACGATAAATACCAGCAGTTCATCCCTGTTCCGGAGATGGAACCCGATCCTGATGTTGTCAAATTCGGGTGGTTTGGTGGCGCTCAGCATGGCGAGGATATTGAGATGCTGTACAATTCAATGGGCAAGCTTGAGGGCGATCATTCACTTGATGGCAAGTACCGGATCTACCTGGGTGGATGGAATGATGGTAATCACGTCTATGCTGGATATGAGCGCATTTTCAGCTACAATGGGAAAAATACGCGCAACTACGGAAGAATAAGGGCAGCCGACATCTACTCCTATGTTGGCGGTTACAACTTCGTCAATGTCACGCTGGCACCATTGCGGGATACGCTGTTTAATGGCCTCAAGAGCGAGTTAAAAGTTGTGGAGGCAGGATGGATGGGCAAGGCGTTGATATGCTCGGAGAAAGAGCCTTACACCGATATTGTGCGACATATGGAGAATGCCTACGTTGTGCCATACAGGAAGAACGACACCGGGTGGTACAAGGCTATCAAGATGCTGACGAATGAGCCAGAGACGCGGATGGCGTTGGCGGCGCAGTTGCAGAAAGATGTCAAAGAGCGCTTTGACTTGGATGCGACGACACAGAGGCGGGTGGAGCTATACCGGGCACTTGGCCGCAAAAAATGTTAAATCGGGCTTTGAGGTATATTTACAAGAAAGCCAACTGATGCTATACTTAAAGGCCAGTCAAAGCAACACGATCACAGTCACCTGGACCGAGCGTGCGAACAGCGCAACGGTCTACCGGTTGCGGCTGACGAACTTGGCGACGCTGGAAGCCACTGACATCTACCTGAACGCGATTGACAACCTAAGCAGCTACGAAATCCGCTACGACAAATTCGCATTCACCTTGGGGGCATTGGAGAAAGGGCAGTATCGTTACGAGGTCACGGAGAACCCGGTAACATACACCGCTGGCGACTTCGTGCAGGGCGGACTATACACATTCACGGATAGCGGCTATGCGTATATCACGGCGGCGGTGGATCAGTCGAGCAACGCGCCGTGGGGATGTCAAGGGACGATGATAGCTGAAGGGGCAACACCCGAAGCGATTGGCCAAGGTGTCATCAACACGGCATCTATTGTCGCGGGTTGCGCAACAGCAGGGATTGCCGCACGCTTGGCGGATCAGCTTGTGCTGAACAGTTTTAGCGACTGGTTTCTGCCGTCGCTGGAGGAGTTGGGAATGATGTGGACGGAGTTAGCCAGCGATGGACTTGGCGGCTTCGCAAACCACATCTACTGGTCTTCGACACAGGCATCAGCGACGCAGGCGTTCACGGTGGACATGAACAACGGCAACCAAGGCACGCACAGCAAGGGCAACACCTCCAACCGCTACACGCGCGCTATGCGTCGATTCCTGCTGCCAACCACGAACCCGCGTGTCCTTGAAACAGGCCTTGCCTTTGTTGAGCTTGGCACGGAGACATACCTTAAACAAAATAACACGATTGACTATGCCGTCTACAACAACTAAAAAAAGCCAGCCTCACCGCTTCTTCGCCTGGCCCGGATTTGCACACAAAGTGCCAATCATGGTCGAGCAGCCAGGACTGGATTACATCGGATATGGCGTTGAGAATGAGTACCCATACTATCTGCTAAACATGTACCGGCGGAGTTCAAAGCACAACGCCATTGTCAATGGCAAAGTTGGCTACATCATCGGAGGTGGATGGCAGGGAGATGAGCAAGGCACACTTGAGACCAGGGCGAAGCAAGAGAAATTCATCAGCGACGCCAACGAGGTTGACGATTTGAACGACCTTACGCAGAAGCTGTGCTTGGACTTTGAGCTATTCAACGGCATGGCTATTGCTGTGACATGGTCCCGATCCGGGCAAATCGCCAGGATGGAGCATGTAGCCTTTGAGCGTGTGCGCGTGGATAAGAAGGAGAAGATGTTCCAAATCGCAAATTGGTACAATGAAGAGATGATCCGCCAGTTCCCCAAGGTTGAGGACATTGAGCGCATCCCTGCCTTTGATCCAGAGAACCGAATCGGCAAGCAACTCTTCTACTACCGCTGCTATTCAGCGGGTGTCAAGTACTACCCGCTGCCCGAATATCTTGGCGGCTTGGCGTGGATTGAAGCTGACGTGGAGATCGCCAACTTCCACAACAACAACCTGCGTAATAACTTTTGGGGTGGCTATCTTATCAACTTCAACAACGGCATCCCCACACCTGAGGAACAGGTAGACATTGAGCGGCAGATCAAGCGCAAGTTCAGCGGCACGGACAATGCAGGCCGCTTTGTCGTCACCTTCAATGATGATGCCACGAAAGCGCCAACGATGTTGCCACTCACCCCGAGCGACATGGACAAGCAGTTTGAGGTGCTCAATAAAACGGTGCAGCAGGAGATCTTTATCAGCCACCGCGTCACCAACCCTCAGTTGTTCGGTGTTCGTGTTGAAGGGCAGCTTGGAGGCCGCAAGGAATTGGTGGAGGCCTTTGAATTATTCCGCAACACCTACGTCCAAGACCGCATCAAGAGAATCGAGCGAACCATCAACTACCTGGCGTCATTCAACGGCGTTGAAGGCTTGACGTTGATCCCTGTCGAGCCGATCACTGAGCAGCTTTCGGAGCAGGCGCTGATGACAATTATGACACCGGATGAGCTGCGTGAAAAGGCGGGATTAGAGCCACTGAAAACAGCGGGTGAAGTGATTGAGCCAGGACAAGGAGATCTTGCCATAGAAGCCGCCGCAGAGCCTATAAACGAAGCAATACGCACCCTCTCGGGGCGGCAGTATCAAAACTTGATGCGCATCGTCAGGCACTACGGCCAGGGCAAGATTAACTTAGAGCAAGCGAGGACAATGTTGGGGGCTGGCTTCGGGCTGAGTGCTGAACAGGTTGACGCATTCTTGGGCGTCAATGAGCAGGAGTTCAGCGCTGAAGATTACGATGATGCGACATGCGACTGGGGCAATGAAGAGTACGAAATCCTGCACCGTGTGGCATCGACATTTGGCAGCCAGGAGAGCGACTACGTCATCCTGCACAGCCAGCCGCTGCACTTCACCGGGAAGCTGGAAGAGGATATAAGCAACGCCACCAGGCAGGCGTTTGCGGCATTGGATGAAGAGGAAAAAGAGCTTGATGATAAGATCATCAAGTACAGGCGCAGGAATTTAGATGCTACCGTCGAAGAGATGGCGCGAGAGTTCGGTGTCAGCCGTGAGCGCATACGCAAGCGTGTGGCCTATCTGATGCAGAAAAACCGCTATCCCATCCGCCGCGTGATTGACACGATTCAGAAGGAGACAGCGCCAACGGAGGTGCC